ATTACAGAAACTGAAAGCGATGCTATTATTGTTGCTAGTTTTGGTACATTCTCCACTGGCATCAACATACCGTCTCTCGAGAATGTCATTTTTGCATCGCCAAGTAAATCCAAGATTCGTAACCTGCAAAGTATTGGTCGTGGATTGAGGTTGAAGAATGGTAAAACTGAATGCAATTTATATGACTTGGCAGACGACCTGAGTTGGAAATCTTGGAAGAATCATACGCTACATCATTTTGCTGAAAGATTAAAAACCTACTCAGAAGAAAAATTTAACTACAAGATTGTCGAGGTAAAATTATGAACGAACAATTCGTATATGTTAAATTGGTTACTGGTGAACAACTAATGGCATTTAAGGAATCCGAAGATGCGGAGTTTCTTACATTAAGATTCCCAATGCTTGTTAAAACTCATCTTGTTGGAGCGAACAATGGTCGCATTTCCGAACAGGTAACAGCTGGACCATACACTTTGTTTACAGAAGATTCTTTACTGCATGTAAATAAGAAACATGTTGTCTTCGATTCTCAACTAGCGCAAAGAGCCATTGCTCACTATATTCATTTAGTTCGTGACCATGAGGGTGTTGCGTTAAGTTATACTCCTACTGAACTTCAATGGGATGAAGAACCTCCAGCAGACGCTGCAGAAGTCTCCACTTTGGAAGACATCAAGAAAGCATTGGATCAGTTAAGAACTATTGCGGGAGAGGAAGAGAGGGAAGAGAGGAAAGAAGAAGAGAAGTTGTTTATAGAAGGAAACGAAACAATTCATTAATGGATTAACTATAAACCCTACATCGAGAGTATACGCTTTCGGCAACTTGCAGACAAACATATCTTCCAAGAAAATAAAGTTGTCGAATACCAGTTAGTGAAGTATACTTAGTGAAGTTAATTGATAAAGGTATTTTATGGCAGGTGCACACTATATAAACAACGCTGAGTTCTTAGCAGCAATGAAAGAGTATCGAGTTTTGGTACTTGCTGCAAAGGAAGCAGGGTTATCTAAAAAGGAGACTGGCTGGCCACGAGTACCACATTACATCGGGGACTGCCTAATGAAAATTGGAACGCACCTTTCATACAAAGCCAACTTTATTAATTACAGCTATCGTGAGGATATGATTTTAGATGGTGTTGAAAACTGCCTACAATATATTGATAACTTTGATCCCGAACGATCTAGCAACCCCTTTGCGTACTTCACGCAAATTATCTATTACGCATTTCTGCGTAGAATCGCCAAAGAAAAGAAACAAACATACATCAAGGGTAAGTTGATACAAGACATGCCGTTTGAAATGTTTGAATTGCAGGAACAAGATGAGTCTGGCGAATTTCAAAATGCCTACATCGACTACATGCAACAGAACAATAACTTTGACGATTTCATAGAGCGTAAAAAAGAAAAGAAAAAGAAAAAGAAACAACAGACACTAGATGATTTTGTAGGTGAGTAATGGATCATGAAATAAAACATGCTCTTGATTGGCTAAAAGAATTACGCTACCACAGTCCTGTCGAGCATAATAATTTTGGAACCTTACGAAGAAGACTTAATAAACGAAAAAAGAATAAAAAGTTTCTCAAGAAATTTACTTGGGATGCTTCAGACAATGTTTTAAACTTGAGTAAAATTAACATGGATAATGATAAAATCTTTTTGGGTGTTTCAGATATAGATGATTTAATCACATCTGAAATTATGAAGCGTCGTTCCGATGCAAATCAATCTACACTGTTCCGTGAAACATCGGTACTTTGTAATCGTGAGAAATGGCAAGAGTGGGCAGAGTTGGCGTTTCCATCTCCAACATATTTGTTCGTTCAATCTTCTCCTTCTGCTGGGTTCATCGTTGAAGAAGGTACAAACAATCTTATTAAGTTTGATGTAAACAGCAACACAACTAACATTCGTGCATTTGGTGATGCTGATTTTTGTCAAAACAATATTGAAATTGTTGAATCTACTTTTGATGAAGTTACCTGCCATATCGAATGGGTATACGGTAGCGATGGTCAATCTGTCAATGTTCCATTGAATCGTGATCGTTTACCATGTGATGAAATGTATCCTTTCCTCAGAGGTGAATCTCTTGAAACTTACTACGATCGTTACATGGAATCTTCCGCCAATATTCTACTGTTGATTGGTCCTCCAGGAACTGGTAAGACCACTTTCATTCGTGGATTGTTGGCGCATACAAATTCCTCAGCGATTGTTTCCTACGATGCAGCGATTCTTGACAAAGATGCTTTCTTTGCTCGCTTTATCGAGTCTGATGATAACATTATGATTCTTGAAGACAGTGATGCGTTTTTGAAACCTCGTAGCGATGGCAACACAATGATGCATCGTTTCCTTAATGTGGGTGATGGTCTTGTTACAACCAAAGGTAAGAAAATGATTTTCTCTACCAATCTACCATCTATCCGTGATATTGATTCAGCCTTGACTCGTCCAGGAAGATGTTTTGATATTGTTGAATTTAAACCACTCTCTTTGTTTGATGCTAATAAGTTGGCTGACAAACTTGGTGGAACTGTTCCTGAGATTGGTTCAGGTAAAGTTGTTGAGTTCTCTATTGCAGAGATTTTTAATACACAAATTAATAAACCTAAAGAAAGAAAGGTTGGATTCATTTGAAAGTAGCGATTATTACAGACCAGCACTTCGGTGCTAGGAATGATAGTTCTGCATTTTTAGACTTCTACGAACAATTCTATGCAAACACTTTCTTTCCTACTCTTGATGCAAATGATATTGACACTGTTCTTGTTCTTGGTGATACATTTGATCGACGCAAATATGTAAACTTTTATTCTCTCGATCGTTCGAAGAAAATGTTCTTTGATCAGTTAGAGAAACGAAACATCAAGGTGGTGATGATTGCAGGTAACCACGATACATATTTTAAGAATACCAATGAAGTAAACTCGCCAGATTTACTCTTGGCAGAGTATACCAACATTAGTTTGGTTCATAAAGCATCAGATGTTTTTGTTCATGACATTCCTATTTGTTTCGTGCCATGGATTTGCCCTGACAACTATCAGGAAACGATTGAAACAATAAATACCAGCAAAGCAGAAATCTGCATGGGGCATTTTGAGATTGCTGGCTTCGCAATGTATAGAGGAATGGAAAGTCATGAAGGTCTTTCTAAAGATACTTTTAAAAGGTTTGATCTGGTTTTCAGTGGTCATTACCATCATCGTAGTGACGATGGTCACATTTATTATTTGGGAAATCCGTACGAACTTACATGGCAAGACTATAACGATCCCAGAGGATTTCACCTGTTCGATCTACAGGAAAGGCGACTCGAGTTCATCGGAAATCCTTATACGATGTTCGAAAGAGTCGAGTACGACGACTCCCTCACAGATCCGTCCCTCGAGCAGTACGAACATTTAAAAAACAAATATGTTAAAGTGATCGTTGTAAATAAAAACGATCTTTACAAGTTTGATAAATTCATCACTAAGGTGTATAATAGTAATCCATACGAAGTAAAAATTATCGAAGACTTTTCTGAGTATACCGAAGGTGAGATTGACACTGATATCAATTTGGAAGATACGCTAAATGTTCTTTCCAACTATATCGATTCGATTAACACTGACGCTGACAAAGAGAAAGTTAAGACCTTTATGAAATCTCTTTATACGGAAGCGATAAACTTAGATGATGCAACAACTTGAAATTAGTTATTTCTTTCCGCTGACGGAACAGATTAATCTTGACTTAGATTTTACATTAACTGAAAAGTATATTCTAGATAAACGAGCTGAGCAGGCAAAAAACTCTATTGCGTTATCTGGTTCTTATTTGCTTAGTAATGGTGGTATTGGTGCTACTGCTTGGACTACTATCTCTAACAACCTTGGAAATCCATCCTTTACTATTAATGTTGATGCGATGCCAATTACTATTATATCTAAAAAGAAACCCAACTTTATATTGAAGTTTATGTATAAATCTATGGGTATGAAATGGAAGGCTGAATGATCGTATTTAAAAGCGTACAGTGGAAAAACTTTTTATCTACT